TTTATACAAATATTTTCTTTTACCACATACAGGGCAGCATACAAAATTATGTCTATAATAATCTCTTTGCCAAGTTAAAATACTAACCAATTCGCTTTCAACACTGGTATCAAAATCATCTTTTTCATATTCATAAATACAGCCACATTCACATTCTACCCTATTATTTTTTTCAATAATTTTCATGCCGTTTTCCCTCCTTAATCCACCTTGGGTTCAGTTGAACCGGTCGGCGGCTCATTTACTCGATTCAATACACCAAATAATAATTCCCCAAGTTGCTACTGCTCCAACACCAAAAGTAAATACAGAACCAGCATCCATAATTATACCTCCATTTCTGCTCCACACATAGGACAATAATGAGTAGGTTCAATTACTCCTTTATGACATACACTACATTCTTCATAAGCCCACATTGCTGTTTTTACTTCATCTTCTTCATAGCTGTGAGAAATCCATTTACCTTTTTTAGGTGTTCCCACTTCTCCTTTAAACAATTGAAATTTTTTACTAATTTTATGTGCCATTTCAGTAGTCATAGGGCGGAATCCAATCGCGGTTAACGTTCTACCATCCTCGTCCTCGGGCTCTAATTCGGTAAGACAATTATCTCTAATTAAGAAATAATCCTCACCTTCTTTTAATCCAAGTTCTTCGGCAATTTTAACTGCTTTCATAAGCTGATTGCGGTTTTTGGCTTCGCAAATTGTTTTAGTAAAAGAACCAAAAATCCAATCTGAAATTTCTTTATTAATATCAAAAGGTGTTACCGCATATCCTACTTTATCCGTAGGCCAACTAATATATCTCCGACCTTCAATACGAGCTTTTCTTGCTTCTTCATTCTTTTCATCGCTAAGAAATTTTACTGGTTTGGTCATAGCATAATCTTCCCAAACAGGATAAATATTATATGCTTTATTTTTCCCGTGATTTTTAAGCATCGTTGTAAGAAAAGCCATAGAAGCATGAGAAGCCTGAGCGGCAAACTTTCCTGCGCTCATATTTAAATCTTTTCTAATAATAATTATCTGTCTACTTTCGTTATTCATTTCCATCCTCCTTTGTCATTTTAGCACCACAATTAGGGCAATAATTACTATAATGATACATATCCCTATAAGTCATATGGTCCACATAAGAAAAAGCAGTTTCAAAGCAATTCGAACACATCACTTCTCCTCCGGAATCTTTAACCCATTTAGCCTTTTTAGTATAAGGTTCAATGGTAGGCGCAGATTCTACAACATTAATCATGCCATGAATTACAGCGCTACATAATTCATATATAGCATCTTCTACATCAATTCGACAATCATCTGTTAAATACATATTTATATCAGTTAAACCGCACTTTTCAATCCATTCCGCAATCTATTCTTCTGTTCCAGAAGATTCACTAAATGGAAATTTTATAATCGCATCCGCATTTACTAATCTCATGTTATCTCCCACTTTTTTGATATGTTTTAAGAGTTTTGTCCAAAGAGCTTCGGCAAGTTCTTTTTAATTCTTCCCAAGCATTAGTTAATTCTTCAGCAGTATCAAGTATTCTTTCTTTTTCCGCTTTTAATTCTTCAACTTTATTTTCTAAATATTTAATATACGCTAATGCTTCACTTGCTACCTCAGCATCTGTATAATATTCAGGCTTTTCAGCGTCTAGTAGCAATTCTGATTGAACTATTGTGGGACCGCCATTAAAATGAGGAACATACATTAAGCGATTTTTAATGATTCCTGCTCTTTTTTCATAATATTTTTCATTAATATCCATTAAAAAATCCCCGCTGCTTCTATAATATTTTGTAACATTGCTAATCTTGTCAGTAGGCCTACACCACCAGGAACGGGAGTTACTTCATTATATTCCATGTTATAACAATCTCCACACATTTTGCCATTTTCATTAAAATTAATACCTACATCAACAATTGGTGTATTAAAAATAAGATTACCGTCAATAGCAATTTTGCCAATAGCAACAATGGCTAAATTAGACTGATTAATTACTTTATAAATATCTTTTGTTTTAGAGTGACAAAGTGTTACAGTAGCATCAAGGTCGGTTAACATTCTTGCCATGGGCTTGCCTACAATGTCACTTCTACCAATAACGGCAATATCCTTACCAACGAAATCATAATTACAAGCCTTTAAATAATTTACAATACCAAGAGGTGTGCAAGGCTTAAATCTTGTCATAGGGTGGAAGCCATCTACATCTTTATTAGGGTCAATTGCTAATTCTACTTCTTTAACATTAATATGTTTAGGTAAAGGCATTTGAATAATAATGGCATCAACTTCTTTTTGAATGTCTTCGATATTAAAAATTAATTCATCAGTATTTACTTCTTCTGGAAAATGATACCATTCAAATTTAATACCTACTTCTTCACAATCTTTCTTTTTGTTTGTGATGTATTTATTAGAAGCAGGATTATCTCCAACCTAAATAACTGCCAATTTAGGTGTTCTTTTTACATAATCAATTAATGTGGCAATTTTTTCTTTTTCCTACTGGAAATATTCTTTAATATTTATTTTGAAAACTTTATTTTGCATTTTAATTTCTCCTTCTGGAAAATTTTATATAAAGTACATAAATATACTTTTAATATTTTATATAAATATTATACAATAATTTTTTATTTTTGTCAAAAAATTTGACTTTGCCCAAAAATTTTGATATAATTATACTAGACCTGGAGGTGAGTAAAATAATAAAACTAGATTATACATTAGAAACTCCAGAAGAAAGAAATGCGTTGGTAGAATAGATTTTAAGTGAAAATCCTGACCCCAATGACAAGTATTTAGAAATTTTAGCTGACTACTTAATTCTTTGCATGGAGAAACAAGAGAAGAAGGAAAAAAAGATATTAACTGATAATCGCATGATGACAGTTAATAAACGTGAAACTTCCTTTGAAGGACTTATTTCCCAATTAGAAAATGGCGAAGATGGAATATATAATTTAATTAGTGAAAGTAAAAATCAAATATTTTAGCCAAAAGTATCAATTACAAAAAAAGATTTAGAAGAAATTTAGCCTTTACGACAATTAAGAGATGCCATTGAATTATGGGAAGAAAAATTAAAAACGGCAACTGGGAAAGATGCATATTTAATTAAAAAAGCTTTAATTGAAATGCGAAAAGATTAGTATGTAATTAAAAATGCTTATCGACGCCCTATTGTGCCTACTAAATTAACTCGTTCTAAAAGTACTATACCTTTACGTGATACTACTAATAAATTTGATGAAGAAGGATATCCAATTCCAGAAGGAGTAACATTGTTGAATCCCTAGGTTTGTTCTGCTATCTTATGTAATTATTCTAAATTAAAACAAGATAGTTGGGGTTATTTTGATGCGGATTTATATTATTTAATGGAAGATTTTGACTAGGTTGCCGAAGCAGCTTTAAAAGACTATCCTTTATATGAAAAAATTGTAGAATGTAAAGTAGATGGATTACAAAATATTTAGATACAAGAAATTTTAGAACAAGAATTTGGAATTAAACATAGTCTTGAATATATTTCAAGTTTATGGCGAAAGAAAATTCCTAAGTTGATTGCTTCCGAAGCAGAAGACCAATGGCTAGACCAATATTATCTTGGAGAAGAAAAAGGTAAATATAAAAAATGTAGTCGTTGTGGTCGAATTAAATTAGCTCATAATAAATATTTTAGTAAAAATAAGACTAGTAAAGACAATTTTTATAGTATATGTAAAGAATGTCGCAATAAAAAAACTAAAAAATCTTAATTTTATAAAATATTTAGAAAGGAGTAAATTATGGCGAAAGAGCAATATTATTGTAAAAAGTGTAATCGCACAATGAGTGCGGAACAATTTTATGGTTCTAATAATACAGAAAAATATCCAGAAGGTAAATTAGATACATGTAAAAAATGTATTACAATGCATGTAGATAATTGGCGTCCTGAAACTTATTTGTGGATATTACAAGAATGTGATGTTCCTTATATTCCAGATGAATGGAGTAAATTACTAGAAGGGTACGCGAAAGACCCTGATAAATTGACCGGTATGACTATTTTAGGCAGATATTTGTCTAAAATGAAATTGGTTCAATATAAAAAATATAGATGGCAAGATACCGAATTTTTACAACAACTTGCTGATAATAAAATCGAATAGGCTATGAAACGTCAAGGTTATAGTGCCGCTGAAATTACTATGGCACAAGAACAAAGACGTTTGGTAATTCCAGAAGAAGGATTTAAAGAGCCTGTTTATGATACCCCTATTGAAGTGGAAGATTATTTTGCACAACAATCAGGTGGAGATGATATACAAGTAGATTTAACAGATGAAGATAAAACTTATTTGCGCTTAAAATGGGGAAAAGCTTATAAGCCAGAAGAATGGGTTAAATTAGAATAGCTTTACGAAGAAATGATGGAGTCTTATGATATTCAAACAGCCGGTCATATTGATACTTTAAAGTTAATTTGTAAAACATCTTTAAAGGCAAATCAATTAATTGATATGGGTGATATTGAAGGTTTTCAAAAGATGTCAAAAGTTTATGATAGCTTAATGAAATCTGGCAAATTTACTGCGGCTCAAAATAAAGCAGAAAATGGCGAGTTTGTTGATTCAGTTGGTGAATTAATTGAAATGTGCGAAAAGAAAGGTTACATTGAAAGATTTTATATTGAATCACCAAATGATAGAGTGGATTTAACGATTCAAGATATGCAACGGTATACTAGAACTCTTATTGAAGAAGAAACCAATTTAAGTAATATGATTGAATTAGCATTAAAACAAAATGCGAAAGAAGACCAAGAAGCTGAAAATAGTTCTGATGATGATATTATTGATGAAGATAGTTTAATTAATCTTGAAGATATTGAAGAAGAATTAAAAGATAGTGATTATGAAGAATTTAATGATTTTCTTGAAGAAGAAGCATTAGAAGATTTAAATTTCTTATTGGAGGATGAATAATATGGCCTTAGAGGATTTATTGAATTTATCAACTTCAAGAAGAAAGATTGGTTTGTCAGAAGAACGTATTGAAGCAGCAATGCCAACTATTAGAAAATACGTGGCGTTTTGGCGTGAGTATCCAGATATCTTTGTTGACTTTATGGTTAAAGGAGATAGAGAAGGTAAAGATGGAGATTTTAAATTCTATTTTTATCAAAGGGTTTTCTTACGTTCAGTAATGAGATATTAGTATGTGTATGCGGTTTTTCCTCGTGCTTATTCTAAATCATTTCTAACTGTAATGGCACTTATGATTCGTTGTATACTGTATCCAGGAGCTCATTTATTTGTTACTTCTGGTGGTAAAGAACAAGGTGCTAGTATCTTACACGATAAGGTTCAAGAAATTTGTGAATTAATTCCTAGTTTTAGTAGAGAAATTGACTGGTGTCGAGGTAAAACGCAAGAAAGTAAAGATAAAGTAAGATATGTATTTAAAAATTCTTCTGTATTAGATAACCTGGCAGCGAGAGAAAGTACTCGTGGTCAGCGTCGTCATGGCGGTTCTATGGAAGAATGTGTAGGTATTGATGATGCCATTCTGCGAGAAGTTATTATTCCTGTTATGGCGGTTTCTCGTAGAGCGAAAGATGGTACTGTTAATGAAAATGAGCCATTAAATAAAAGTCAAATTTATATTACGACAGCAGGCTATAAAGGCACTTATCCTTACGACCGTTTAATTGGTTTTGTGGTTCGTATGGTAACTCAGCCGGAACGTTGTATGGTTCTTGGAGGAACATGGCGAACACCTGTTGGTGTAGGACTACAAAGTAAAACGTTTATTACTGACCAGAAGAATGAAGGTACTTATAATGAAGCTTCTTTTGAGCGTGAATATGAGAGTCGCTGGTCTGGAACAGTAGAAGACGCGTTTTTTAATGCCGAAGTTTTTAATAGAAATAGAATATTAAATTAGCCAGAATATGAAAGTTCTGGACGTTCTTCAAAATCTGCTTATTACATCCTTTCTGTCGATGTAGGTAGAAAAGGATGCGATACAGTGGTTTGCGTGTTTAAAGTTACGCCTCAACCGCAAGGTGCGGCTATTAAAAGTTTAGTAAATATTTATACTTTAACTGACGAGCATTTTGAAGACCAAGCAATAGCTTTAAAGAAATTATATTATAAATATAACGCTAGAAGAATTGTAATTGATGCTAATGGTCTTGGTATTGGTTTAGTTGATTATATGATTAAATCTCAAATTGACCCTGATACATCTGATACATTTCCTGATTTTGGCGTTTATAATGATGATGATTTATATTATAAGAAATATAGAACAAATATTACAGAACAAGATGCTATGTATTTAATTAAGGCTAATGCCCCAATTAATACCGAA